TATCTACGATAATTTGGTTTAAAAGTTGGATTTGAAATGTGTTACCTAGATAGTCAAAATTCTTAGTCATACTGCTGCGTGTATTCATTAAATATTACTTAGACAAGTCGTATTCCATGTACTCGAAGGAGAAATTTTCACCTGAAAAAATGTCAGTCAATCCTTTCAAAATGTTTTTCAAGCTGGGGCGTACGTCAACCGTATATCTAACTTTTGGTGGGTACAATTTCGCGTCAAAAATTCTGTGAAAAATTTTGTCTTCGCCCATTTTGACATACATGTTGAAGTACTCGGGACCATCGGTGTTGGAAGTATTTAGAACTTCAGGGTCAAGGTAAATTGACTCTTGGTTGTCCATCATATACATGACAGTTTTCATCTTGAGGTCTCGTACCAAATCATCCTCGACTTGTCTCATGAACTCGATGAGTTCAACTGAACGTCCCGCAGAATGATTGTAATTACGGACATTGTAAAATCTTTGAACTACAATATTATCATTCAAAGTTAGAAGGAATTCCATCTTGCTAATTGATTCTTCTTTCATAATTGGTTTTGATTAAATTTTCTTTTTTCTTTTCTTGTTAATTTTAAAAAGGGTTTCAAAAAATCGACGACCGATTCGTCATTTTTTGGGAGGTACTTAAAGAACCCATCATCCATCATCATGGATATAATATTCTTACTATCCCGACCTTCGGGGTCTAAAGTTTCTGAATAATATAATTGAACGATTTCCTTGGCTTCATCAGTAATCATGGGATTTTTCAAATCCACAATACGAGTATTAACTATGTAAAATTCATCACCTAATTCACCATTTTTAGTTCGACCATTAACAATATTTTTCAAAACATTAAGAGTATTATTTTCTTCAATCAACTCTTTCGTTCTTGTTAAAATATCATCAACTTTTATCTCTCTATCAAGTACCTCAGGGAAAAATTTTACAAAAGTTTTTTCACCCAGTCTTTCAATTCCTAATATGTTGTCACTCTTATCTCCCAACAAAACTTTGGTCGGGAAAATGTTTTGGTGAGGAATGAAATATTCACCAAACTTAACCTTATCACCCAAACGGTAAGTGTATTTCTGAAGAGGTTGGAAAACACTTGTAGTCTCATCAATCAGTTGCAGTAAATCTTTGTCTGAAGAAAATACCGTTTTAATCTCTCCCTGAGCAATTTGACAATAATGGGCAATCAAATCATCGGATTCATTTTGTTCAACTTCAATTTGTCGCACAAAACATTCCTCAAGATATTGTTTGACTCTATCTTTTTGAGTGTAATATGACTCGAGTTTTTCCTCGGTCATATCGTTTTTTCGATTTAGTTTGTAGTTAGGATATATTGTACGTCTACTTTGGGAGTTATGTTTTCCATCCCAAAAAACAATGACTTTGTCGTACTCGTTGTCGACCAGTTGTCGACGGAGGGTATTGAGGAAGTGAAACACTCCCCCAATATGGTTTCCCTCAACAAAAAGTTCTCGGACTCCGTGGAATCCGATTTTGAATAAATTATCTCCATCTACTAATAGTGTTTTCACGAAAGGGAATAAATTAGTTTTCTTCCTTTTCCTCTTTCAACACAAAATCACCATCAGTACCGATTACTTCTTTCCAATAATCTGAATACTCTTTTTTATACTTCTCAATCGAAGCTTTTTCTTCGGTAGTATCTTTACCCGACAGGAACCCGTGAGGTGTCACAATAATTCTACCATCTTCATATCCAAGTCCATTTATGTGGTTTTTCATAACTGAGACTTTGGTACGACTAGCAAACTTCACAGTACGTTTGTCTTTGGTTGCAGTAATCTTAGTTGTACCCGCACCTTTTTGGTTTCCGAACAAAAATACCAATGAAGAATTTAACCATACAGCTTCTCCACCTTTAGCTTTGATTTTAGGTTGACCAAAAGGATTATCGGGAAGTTCAACCCATGGTTGGTTGACAATTACCAAAGTGTTTTCAAACTTTGAATCTGCCTTTCTTGACCCTGAAATTCTTTGGTTAATACCCATACCAATTTTATCCGCCAAAGTTGCCGCATTGTGTTGTTTACCACCTTTACCATCGAAGGTCATCTTCGAAGGAACCGAACCGATTGAGTCCCATAGGAAACACAAAGAGTAATCTAATTCACCTTTCTCTTGAGCATCCAATAGTGAGTTAATAAAATCAGTAATTTGTTCGATGTAATCAAAATTGTTGTTGAAGATAAAGAACCCGTCCCAATCAATTTCACCTGTCTCTTGGTCAACAACTTCCTCGCACTCAAACCCCATAAGTCGAGCATGTTCAAAACTCCATTTTTGCTCTGTGATAATGAACACAGGAAGAATTTCTTTCTTTTGAGCATCTACCGCAGTTTTGATTAGTGCAGTTGTTTTACCAGTGTCCGAGTGGCCCAAGAACATATTGATGTGTCCGATTGCCGGACCAGGTAGTCCCACCGCATCCAAAAATTCTTCACCCAAATCGAAGAACCTTTGAGGTTTGTACTTCGCCGAGGTAGAGAATTTCTTTTTAAAAGAAGCGAAATCAGTTGTTTTCTTTATAGCCATTTTCAGTGTATTTCCAGAATTCGGTAAGGGTTTGAAGTTTGTCACTTGCATTTGCCAACTTCTCAACACAGTTATCCATTTCCTCTAACATTTGTGGATGTTCTCCAATTCCAGCAGCATTCTCAAGGTAAATCATAAGAGTTGCTTCGGCTTCCAAAATTTCAGCCTCGTACTTTTTCTTGAGGCTATCAATCATTTTTTTTCTTGTTTCTTGTGTCATAATATGTGGGAATTAAGAGGGTGGGGAAAGTCCCCACCCAACTAACTTAAATTAAAACGGAAGGTCCTCATCAGGTGTAGAATCCGCCTGAGGGTCGGTGTAATTTACACTGTTGTTAGATAAACCACCAAATGATTCGGTCGCTTCATCATCAGAACCGTATACATAACCACCCTTGTCAGAATCCCAACGGGGAACCTCACCACGAGCAATCGCCTCCAAGTACTCTACAGGTTTTTTAGAGTAAACGTCATGCCAAGTCAATTCATCATTAATCCAAGATTCCATTGTTTCTTTGTCCTCGTGAATTGCCTGAGGGTCATCATACATAATAGTTGAAACGGTTGTGTACGCAGCACCCTTAGGGGTTTTTTGCTTGGTAAGTTCGATGATAAGGTCACGTCCTTTTTCAGGGTCAGTGATATCACCTTTGTTACGCCAGATAGGAATAATCTTATCGAGGATTCCTTCGTTCTTGTAGTTGTGCTTGAAACGCCAAAACTTAACACCATCTTCTTCGTGGTCACGGTCAATAACTTTGACGATATAGAACTTACGTGATTTGTATTGTTTTGCCAATTCCTTGTCTGAATCGCGTCCTGTAGACATCAATTCTTCATATACTTCGTTCAAGGGTGAACGTTCGTTGTCATTTTTTCCTGGGTCGTAAAACTTTTGCCATTTACCACCCACCTGAATTTCGTGGTACCACGCTTCTTTGAAGGGCGAACTACCATCCTGTGTTGGGAGAATTCGGACACGTCGTGTTCCTGAATTCGATTTGTCGTCCAAAATAAGAGCGAAGTATTTCTTCATTCTCTCGTCTTGTGACATTTTTCCTTGACCCCCTCCGTTGGATTGTTGGGCCTTTTCGTACTGTGCCAGTACTGCGTCTAATGAACTCATAGTAAAATTAATTTAAGTTAGTGTTAGAAAGATAAAAAATCATAGTTTAATTGTCAAATAAAATAAAAAAGGTTGTGTTTCCACAACCTTTAATATAGTAAAGTTTTTCAAAAAATCAAAATTTAAATGGTAGTTGGTCTTTGTCCAATGGCATAAAAGTTTTTTTAATTTCCGCCGGACTCACATCCTCCACATCATCACTTGTCAAAATGTACTCGTGTTTTCCTGATTTCTCCCAATCGTCTTTTTTGTCATCAAAAAAATCTGAAAGTTTCTTGTTAAATGGTCCTGAGTCTAAAGTTCTTAATTCCAATTTTTCTTCTGCAGACTTCGGTCTGAATTTTTCAAGTTTGGTTTCAATATCATTCAATTTATTAACTAAATTGTCCATGTCGGACAATTTTGATTCAAGATTTTGTAGATAGTTAAATAAATTATCAAAGTATTCTTCTTGTTTAGTTTCAATTTTCTTTTGTGAACTAACTAACTCTGTTACATCCAATTCTTCTGTCCCACTTTCTGTTGATTCAGTCTCTCCCCCAATTTTTTCTACTTCGGTGTCGGTGGCCAAATCTATTTTTTCAGGTGTACCTCCAACTTGAGGTGTTGCAGCATCTGCCGCAGGTGGTGTTGCCGCCGCATCATCGGTAGGAAGTTCTAATCCTGGTACGATGTTTCCCGCAGCTTGTTCTGTAATATAAGCGTTGATTCTATTATGTCTTTGAATCTCCCTCAATATTTTTTTATCGATACTCATTGAATTATCCGTTTAATAATTGTTTAATTCCGTTTGGTGTTTCTACACGAACTCTACGGTTTAATGTAACGTCGTGACCGGCTCTTTCGATAAGACCATCTCTTTCTCTAATAGTGTAACAGTCTCCAGTATCCAAGTCACAAACTTGCTTGGTACCATCACCATTATCTCTTTGAGAAATTCTGGTTTGTTTTCCTAAATATTGGTTCAACATTGAATTGATATCCATAATTCTTTTTCTTAATAAATATAACTCGGTTACAAATAATCCTTTTTTATGTACATGTGGGGGTTACCGTATTGATTGTGTTAATATTATTCTGTGCTGGTACAGGAGTGACCACTGGTGTGAAAATTTGAATTGTGGTATTCAACCCAAGTTGTTTTGCCAGCGTTACCGCTTGTGTCAAATTCAAAGTCAGTGTTGCATTTGTAGTTTGAGATGTCCCTCTTGGGTAGGGCCAGTTTTGTAAGAAATAAGTCTCAATACTTTTTTGACGTATTTCTCCCAAACTATTCGTAACCCTATCCCTAACAAAATTGATATAATTCAAAGCAGAATCAAAAACCGCGAATGGCATAGACACCTCAGTGGTGTTTTCAACTTTCATTCTTCTACAAGTGTAGGTTCTTTGGAAATACTGGTCCGCGGTTGCACCATAATCGTAGTTCAAGGTAATCTTACCATAGTTGTTGTTTGAAGATTGGAATTTCTTATCAACTCCTGTAGACGCATAAGACAATACAAATATCACAAACTTAATGTCTTCATCTGTGGTTGATTGATTAATTAGGGACAAGAATCCTGCCGAGTTGATTGAAGTGTTAACACCCGCAATTGACTCGTATCCAAGTGTATTGAGGTATGGTTCCTCCAACACTTTGGACATACAAGAATTTTGTGTGTCACCACTTGTTCTTGTATCAGTAGATATATTGGCATTGTTACCCTGTGTGGTAGTCGTTGTGGTACCTCGGGACACATCTCTTTGTTGCTTGACACTCTTGAGAAGTTTAGTTACCAAGTTTTTGTTAATACTTTGTAGGTACCCATCAAGTACAGGTAGTGTGAATACGCTTTGTCTTATCCCGTTAAATTTAGTTTGGAAGGTACCAGGAGCAATCGTATGTTGTACGTCGGTAATCATATAAGAACCATTAAACAATGGAACGTGTCTTAAATTAAAATACATTGTTGGTTGAATCAAAGCATTTCCGAAAGAAACTACTTCACACTCATAACTCATGTTTTTGTAGATGTTGTAGAGGGATACGTTTTGTGTTGAGGTACTTCTACCCGCAGCGCTTGCCGACATCAAGTTAATCTGTTGAATCGATTCGGACGTGGCTTTACCTCCGTTTTGACTAACACTAAACGAATAGAACACGTTTTGGTTTCTTGTTCCAATATCCACGTTAAATCCAACAACTCGGTTGGACAAAGACCAGTCATTCTTATTGGTTTGGTCTTCAATCAAAGGATTTAATTGTGCTTCCCTTAAGTCAAATGCATCACTTCTAAACATATAGTTTTTCGTCTGACCCTGTAAATCAACATAGGTGGATGGTCTTTCAGAATAGAAACAAACCAACTTTGGTCCCGAATTTCTATAATCCACATTCAAGTACGTACCCCACATACTATTGGCAAAATCCCGACCTGGTTCCAAGTTTGGTTGTGCGGTAGCCGAAACTTCTTGAACATTGTAGAAATTCACGTAAGCCGGCATGGGCATAACAGAGAAATGGTTTTCAGTCAATATTCCACTAATGAATACGAAAACACTCATATTATAGTTAAGGTTGTCCGCATTAACTAACTTCTGAAGATTGAAGATATCTAAAATAATTTTATCTCCAATATTTCTTGATGCCCTATCGAGGAAAAGAATATCCTCAAACAAAGTTTGGTTGGTGTAGTCTGAACCCGCAATCCATTTATCATTCAACGCTTTGAAAACTTCGTAGAGTTCAACCTTACTTTGTTTCGCATCAAAATTACTTTGAATTGTTCTCTCGGGAAGTTCTGTAATATCAGGAAGTTGTTTCCTTATCAAAGTCAATGTGTTATCCAAAGAAGTGTTTTGGAAATCAACATTTACCGCAATGTAACTTTGAAGCGACGTCGCGAATGAAATATCCGTGGTCGTTGGGTCATCGAGTTTTTGAGTTGCGTACATTTTAATAATCGGAGCCAAAAACTCTACGTTAGCTTGAGTGAACGCAATATTACTGTCCACGAAGAAGTCAGTGATATACGACCCCCCATTTGAGTATTGTAACTCAGGAATTTGTGAAAAACCTACATTCAGTCTTAGTGCTTGCCACGCAGCAGGATTGTCAATCTGTGATTGTAGGAGTGTTGTTGTCCCACCATTAGTAGGAAGAGACCCCGCAACATAGGGTTCAAAAGGAATAGGGTCAATTACATTACCCGTCCCTAAGATATAACTCAGATATGAATCCGTCTCTCTTCTTTTGTATTGCGTGGGGTTACCCATTCTAAAGGCCACGTCAAACTCCATAAGATTTTGGATTTGACTTATCGACTTGGTAAACTGGTCATCGATGATTTTCTTGAACAGGTCCTCTTGTGAAGCAAACGTTACAGGAAGAGGGACACTCATAAGTTCTCTGTAGAGAGATTGGAAGTTTCGGTAGGACTCATTTGTTGCACCACCGCTTTGTGAAACACCTCTTGTTGTTGCTTGTGAATCGTCGATGATGAAATCTCCATCACCTACTTGGGTGTCAATGTTAAGAACCGATTGAGAAAACTTAAGGAATTCTCTCTCAAACATATCCAATACTTGTTTCTCAAATGTTCCAAGTAAGTCATCTATTTTGGAGTAATTAGCACCAGGTAACTGAGATGTTGTGGTCTCAATCAACCTAAATGGTGGAACATCACCCAATAAAGGAATAAGGTTCATGTAAGCATCGTAATCAGGTCTTTGGATGTTTGTAATATCCAAGTAACCGTAGTTTGGCATCTTCCAAAAGGTTCGTACCGACCCGTTAAAGATTGCTGGGTTGTTGTTGAGGTCTCCAGTTAACACACCAGCATTATTGAACAACGCCTCTCTTACTTGGTTTTGGTTGGTACCAAAGGAGGGGAGCACATAGTAATTGGTTTGTGGTGTTTGAGGGGGGGTGTTACAAACCAACTGATTTGGGTCTGAAGATTCAACCGTATCAGGGATAATTGAACTGTAAGTGTTTAGATTGACAATCCTGTTAAGTCCTGTAGTGTCTACCGTTGAGACAAATATATTTGACTCGGATAGGTTCTGAACTTTGAATCCTTGTGCGATAGATTGGTTAATCTCACTATCAGTGTAGTTAGTCCAAAGGTCTATTCCGTTGAGGAAGTAATTAAAGTCGTTGATTGTCTTTGGGTAGAACCCAACTTGTAATTCATCATACAGAGTTGTCCCATCAAAGTCTTGTTCCTGAAGGGTAATGGTACCCACTCCGTTCAAGGTATAACTCGTTCCTGTCGAACCACTGACTGGGTCGTAGTTGTTGATGTAATCAAAGTCCGTCCATACTGGTGACAAGATATCTTGACCTGTTTGAACAAACTCTTTGTATCTGTGCCAAATGGAACCGTATTTTAAAATCCACACATATGGTAGACGATGAACCGCACCGAACTTCTTCATACTGGCGAAGATGTAGTCCAAAGGATTGGCAGCATCTAACGTCTTGTACTTCTCCTTCAAAGTTGCCAGTGGAAGGGAGTTCAAGAAAAGATATGCCGATTGTTTGTAGGGTGCGGATACAGAATTTTTTTGATTCTGTACCCCGTATTGAATGGCATTTATAAAGTAAGGGGTGTTGAGCATCGAAGTGGTGCTATTCAAAACACCAGGTGTTCCCCCCTGTACAAAACCTTCCGTGGGTAATAACTCCGAAGCAGTTCTTCCCAAGAAGAAATCTGTAATTCCATTTGTTACATCAGGAGTTTCAACTTCCAAATAAGAGAACGTCGTAACAGGTCTGACTGAGGTCTTGTCCAACAGGTCAGTGAAATTAGTAATCAAATTTTTCGGTGGATATACCTTGTAGGTTCTTGTGGTGTTGAATACTCTATTGTAGTCTCCACTGAAAATGTAATTGTTCAAATATGTGGCATTCCACAACTCATCACGGAAGGGGAATGTGTCCGTAATTGTTGGGATATTGGTGTTGGTCGATGCCAAGAGTTGACTCAAATAGTCAATCTGAGGAAGTGAGAAGTTTTGAGTTTGTACTGAACTCGAAAGACTTTCTATTGAAAGAATTGATGAACTATTGGCAATCTCATCTCTTAGATAATTTGTAACATAAATGTCTCTTACAAAGTTATTCCAATCTCTTCCTGTTCCGTCGTTTGAAATGGTAGACAGGAATTGAATGTAGTTATTTGCTGTGAGTGGGAAATTCTTTAATTTAAGAATTATGTAAGGGGAACTTATTCCTAAACTTGTGACAATGTTACTTGACTCAACATTTGAAACGAGTTCTGTCAAACCTGTTTCCAAAGCAGTTCCTATCACTCGGTTAAGACCTGTGTATCTTGGGTAGATAAGACTACGTTCATAAATCTCAAAGAAAAATCTCACTTCTTCCTTGTTCAAGTACGCAAAATTGACATAAGGAAATTCAATGGCATTGATATTCAAAACCGAAGTAACCTGCCCACTATTTTCTTGTGGGGGTTGAACCCGTGTTGGTTGAAGTTTTTGTGCCGAACCCCTAAGGTATTCTTCCACAAACTCAACCTCAGGCCATTTGTCGTAGAGATACCCTTTTGTAAGATTAACAATCGAGGGGTCACCCGGGTAAGCCAACTCATAACGGTTCTTCTGCGGGTTAAAGTCAGACCCATTAGGATTGTTTGCAGCAATTGTATTTTCAACAAACACTTGTGGCCAAGGGTATACGGGTTCTTCAGAACTTCGAGCTGCGTCCGATGCGTTAGCGGCATATTGAGTATTCCTTACGTTATCGGAGTTGGGAACCGTGGTTGAGTTATTAAAGACAACACTTCTTCTTACGGGGTCAGTTCTTACGTCCCACGCGTTTCTGTGAACCTCGTCCATAAGTCTTATGAACGCTTCGGTGGAAGCAAAGATAACCGCCATAACATTTCTCACCGTTGGAACAAACCCCAACCCACTCGTCGAGGCAATAGTCTCGGCAAGTTTGGTACTGATTTCAGTTTCCAAATTGGATACTTTCTTATCCAAGTCAGCTTGCATGGTTCTTATTAACGTATCAAAACGTCCAACACCCTCGAATATAAAAAATGGTTTCTTGACCTCCTTGATTCCCTGTGGAGTCATCTCCACAGTTATTTGAAACTGATTCTTAATCAACTGAGTGAAAAAATCAGATGTCTGACCCGAAGTCGGATTGACAATACCAGTCTGTTGTCTAAGAGTTCTTAGAACATCAATCTGACTCGGGTCAATCTGAGCAATGAAGGTTTTTTGAGTGATTGAATTATCAATCTTAAGATTCTTCACCCCCCTGTTCTCGCCAAAAGTTTGGTTTTCATTGAGTCTTATATTGAAAGAATCAACCTCGGCCTTCAGCTCTGTCAACGCCTGTTCTCTTTGTTGAGGGTCCAATTCTGTTTTGAACCCAAAAACAATAGTTTCATCTTTTAAAACAAACGGATTGGGATTAATATATTTCGTAAACCACGAATTTCTATCCCCCCTTAATTTCTTGAAGTATTGGTCAAGGTATTTGGCGTAAGTGGTAGCATCAGTCAATGGCTGTAAATCTGCTTTCCCCTTGAAATCGTTAAGAATATCCTGCTCAAGGTGTTGTAACTTGTACGCCATCTCAGCCACGGTGAGTTCAGGAAAGTCCAAGGGTATTAAACCTTTTGCCTTGTACTCTCCGTACATTTCTTTGATTTTCTGATATCCCTTCTCTGAAATGGCTTCAATACTTGTATCCGTACTCGAAATTGTGGAATCACCTGTAAGGTTTCCCTCTGCAGATGTTTGACTTAAAATACTCTCATTCTGTAAACCAACATCACTTCTTGTGATATTAAAGGTTTTACTGTACATGTGGGGAGTAGCGAGTAAGTGACCCAATGATATCTCATTGAGGATATTGTACTTGTACCCATAAAACTGACAGGTGATTTGGTAGTTACCACTGAAGGTGTTGAATCTCGCGTCAAACTTTTGAAGGTTTAATTGATACCTAATCGCCTGACCGTACCACCCTTTGAGGGTTAGATAAAAGGGGGGATAGGGTAAATTAAAAAACGCGGCATATGGTGACTGGTCTCCTGATTCAAACAACGCTTTACCCTGCACATCTTCCAACTCGATTGTGACTTCAGGGATGAACGACATTGTTGTTCTGATTTGGATACTGGTAATACCCAAAAGACCTGGGTCGATAACTCTTCCTCTTGTGTCGGTGGCTGTAAATTGTTTGTAAAACTTTTGACCATTTTGGTCATTACTGACAACCGTCTCAAATCTTTGAAGTCTGGCTTTACCCTGATTAGAATTTTGTCCTGTTAAATCATCGTAGTATCCAGTGTTTAAAAATTCGTCGTCGTTAGGTTTAAGAAAATTGATTGCCGCAATTGATATTGTACGGAGATTGTCCTGAGGACTACCTCCGATGGCAAGTTTTGTTCTTGGAAGGACCTGTGCTTCCAAGTTAGCGTACATCACCAAGTTTTCATGGTCAACGTTCCTTTCCTCGATAAGAACTTTTCCGTTAGGTCCTACTCGTGAAGTTTTGTTGGGGTCTACTAATATGATGTTATTGTAATCCGCTTCAACAAAGATATTACCTGAGTTGTCTCCGAATACACTACCTGCCATAATAATAGAAATAATTGTCCACCGCTAATTTATAATCCTGTAGAGAAGTTATTAAAGGATATGGAATATTCAAGACAGCCCCGTCAGGTATGTTGTTTTCTAACCCCCCATATTGAGGATTGGCTTGAAGAATTAACCAAGAAAAAAATGGTGTTCCGTAGTATTCTTGTGAAACGTTGTCCAATCTTGACCTTCCAACCTTATAAACAAAAACTTTATCTGACGGCTTGGAGGTGATAGGCGCATAGGGAACAACGGTAGTTTCACCGTTATTTTCGAAGGGTGTATATCGGTTGTAGTAATTAAACGCCATATTATAAGAGTTGTGCTTTTCCGATTATTACATTGGAACCTAAAGAAGTTGTCCAAGAGGAGGTCTCAGAGTTGATATTATTTTTATTACCCAAGTTCTTAATCAATTGTATTTGTTCCGCAGGTGGTTGTAAAATAGTTTCGTATGTGAATACTCTCTCTTTGTTCAAGTTGAATGGTGTGAAATTAAGGAAGTTTCTCAAAGCATTGGTTTGGAAATCAGTAAGGAAGGTATTTGTTGCAGCATTTTCTTCCAAATAAGCAGGACGTGCAACAGCCTTCCAATAATTGTCAAATGATTGTTCGAGTTGAACAAAAGTGACATTACCTAAAACACCTGCATTGTCCCTTAAGTTTCCAATAATTGCATTTCTGAAACTATTGTACTTGTTTTCATCCAAGATTTGTTGAGAAAGAATGAAGTATTGTCTTCTGTTTGCCTCACTATCCCAAAAAGTATTCCAGGTAAATGGTTCAAATACTTGTGATTTAACTTGGGCTTGGTCAGGTTGGTCTGTAGTAAAGTATCCTTCATATACCTTTCCACTAACCTCTGCAGTATACTTACTCTCAATTACATCATTGAAAGTTGTAAGTGCCGAAGCAACAATCTGAATATCTTGAATTAATTCTTCTAATGTGTTTGTCACCCCTACCGAGGCCGCAGAAATTTCTGTACTTCCCGAGGTGTTTAAAATTACCACATTACCGTCAGTACGTTGATATCCATCGGTACCGAGTGTTGGGTCAGTGTCATAATATGGTAACACGTTACAACGTGAAAGGGTTTGAATGTAAGATGTCTGAGTATCTACAAGGTTTTGTAATATAGTTGTAGCACCATTTTGAAACTCCCCACGGAAGTTATTGACATAGTCTTTGTAGTTATTCTTTACCGCACGAATTGTTTTGTTCGAGAAAATTCTTACATCATCAACCAAGTATTTTATGAACCCATCTTGGTTGTTATCGATATCGTCAACAAAGTTCCTGAAAACTTCGTTGACATCTGACTCAAAGGTTGAAGGTTTACCAAATAATGGAACATCAAATCCAACACCGGTCACCAACATTTCACCATCAGTATATCTTCTTGAGAAACTAAATTGTTGTCTTACAGCGTTATTATACTGAAGATTCAAATCCCTCATCTTATTGTTGACCGTTGCGAAATAATTTTGAGTTTGTCCAACTAAATTGGTCATGAACTGCTTATAACTAATTGTTCCGATGTCTCCTGTCGGTGTGTTTGTAGTTGTTAAAATTCTACCAATCGCATCCAAGTTATTCTGTGGTTGAGTAGTTTGAGCTTGGTTGATTGTAGGTGGAGGTACTTTTAATCCAAGTTGTTGAATAAACTCTTGGTCGAGAACCTTGTAACTATCATCAGTAGCGTCGGCTCTGTCGTCATAAACTTCCGTGTTAGCGTAGAAGTTAAATGACAATGCATTTTGTAGTTTATCCACAGATTCTTTTAGACCTTGACCTCCAACGAATTGGAACGACAAATTGATATTGGCAATCATAGGTTGAACCCCGATACCCTCAGGGTTCAAATCCAACTCTTCGTATGTAATACTTAGGTTCTCAGGAATAATTTTGGAGTGGTAGAAGTCCCCAACTCTTAAAACCAAAACAGGTGGAGCACCAAATGCGGTGTTTACGGCATTGTTGTATTGTAGACTGGTTCCACCTTGGTTGTCAACCTTAACGGTAGGTATAGTGTCACCAGGTCTCATACACTGTTGAAGGAAGGTTAATCTTGAATTTAATCCTTCAGGTGTAATTGAGTGAAACGCAGGATGGAAAAATTTCAACTTTTCTCTCAAACTATCGTAAACCATCGGGGTTTGTTCTTTGACAACTTCAAAGTAGTCACACTCCGAAAGTAAACTTCTCAAAACTCTTTTGGTAATATTATCCCTGAAAACCGTCTCCTCAACAACCTCTGTGACGGGACGACCTGGTCTTCTTTGTTCAATAATTTGTTCATCGAAGAATGGAATTTCCTCAGGAACACCAACATCGGTTGTGGGCGGTTGTTGTTTGAATTCAATACTTGTTATTGCAGTTCTTCTACATGCCATAGCATTTACACTATAAACTTGTGCAGTTCTTGACAAACTATCTTGTCCAGTACAATCAAATAACCCATAAGCCCTATCATCCAACCCTATGGGTATAACCTCTTTGGCCAATTCACCCTCGGTAATTTGTGTAAGAGTTAATCTCTTATTATCAATATAGGTTTTAAGATTTCCAATACTCTCAATGTATCTTATAGCCGAGACCATTCTTCTTTGAGACAGTAGCTCGTTATATTCAATAGTTTGTGGATTAGAGGCACTACTTTCTAAAACTATATGACAAGTGGCGTTCACATCATTATCTAAATCTTTACTGAGTTGAATGAACATTTCTTGTATGGCACTTTTATTACCCTCTACGACTTGAGTAAAAAATTCACTTACTTGAAACTCTTCATTAATACGAGAACTTTCCACCCGATACCTCTCTTTGTTCGCACTACTTGTGTAAGTCAGATAATAAACCTCATAGTTTTGAACCTCCAAATTCGGTTTTGGAATATCATTCTCGAAATACAATCCGTAGTTTTGAAGTCTTGAATAATCAAAACCTGATGTGGTAGAAGAGGTGTTAGACCCTGTGGACGTATAACCCCCTAAGGCAGTTCCACCTGCCGTGGTGTCAAATCCTCCACTTTGAACTGTTTGAGTGTAGTACTCAACCTCTTCGGTAGTAACATTCTTTGTTTGTAACCTTTGTTGAATTTCAAAAATATCATTCGGATTAACCGTGTAATACTTTCTTGCCAGCTCGTAAAGGTCATACTTTCTACAACCAGCGAAGAAAGAATCCAAAATATCATCGGCTCTTTGTCTTAAGTTAGTGTCATTCAAAACACGATTCACCAACATGTTCAATACCGAAGGGTGGTCAACGACAATTTTCCATTGAAGTGTCCCCGAACGAGAACTATTAGCATAAGTGAAAACCGGCTCAGGACGACCAATAAAATCCGTTTGTTTGAAACTCGCACGAGTTGATTCATTGAATGTCAATCCATACGGTGGGAACCACATAACACGACCACCATTCGGTCCTCTTTCACAGACTGGTAAATCAGAATAAGTTAAACCAGGTCTGTTTGAAGTTCTCCATGCTAAGTTTTCCAAAGAGAACATATACTTTTTAGCGTAACCATTTGGTCCCCCGATTAAGTTAGTGGAGTCTTGACCACCCTCTCTTTTGTTCGGAGCAATGTTGAGGTTATAGGTCTTGTCAAAAATTGAGTAAGAGAATCTTCTACCTTCAGTTGTAATACCATCTTGTTTTTGAAGGTCGTTGTATTGAAGGTAAGGAGTGTCCTTTTGGAATATTCTACAGTATTCAGCACCCACTTCAGCACCGATTGCTCCGATATACTTCTTAACCTTTGAACCCTTGGTTATTTCTTTATAACCATCATTGAAAACTTTGGATACTTGGTCAATCGCATTTCCCGCATGTTGTAGTCTTCTACCACCATTTGGCTGAGAGTCGATGATACGTTGAGTATCATCCATAATAGAACCTTGTCTAAACTCAAATTCTGTAGACTCCGTAGGTTGGTACGCAGAGGGTCTAAAGTCAGGGTCCTCAGCAATAATTTCTCCCCCGATTCCCACGTATTTACCGGCATTTCCCTTGAACTTGGGGGACACCCAAGTAAATCCACCAACTACATCACCACCACTACTATATGTTGGACCGTTAGCCCCCAAGTTAAGTGCTTGACCAGGTCCTTCATAAAGTTGTGCCAACTCCTGAGGTCCGTAAACAGGGGACTGAATCTCTCTACCGAAACGGTCAACAGGTATATCCCCTGAAGGAGAGAAAACTTGTGCAGGTTCACTTTTGACACTACCGATGTAGTATTCACCATTATTGGTATTTCTACCCTGTAGTGCCCCTGCAACTCGGTCAAAAATAGGTCTATCGTATCCCGGCTTATAAAGGTTGTAATCAAGGTTCTTGAATAATTGTGACCTCTGACCACCACCGGTATTTTCCAAGAAAAGTTGTGACCCTCTTAAATTGGATTGAGAGTTCAACCTGGCAAAAAATCTTCCTACACCAGCGGCTAGATTCGGTCCCAAAAATGCTGATGCTAATTGTTGTCCTGTCGTAGGTATCCCACTATTGATTTGTGGGTCGAAATATTGACCAGGTATTACAGAAAAAGGTGCGTAAGAACCTGAAATTCTATTCAAAAGACCCGCAGCTGCCCCTGCAACGGTAGAACCCTCAGTAATTGTCCAATTAGGTTCTAATAGTGGGACACGACCATTAATAAAACCTAAAATATCTTCACCCCCGTTTACATTTAGGAAATTTGCACGTCCTACTGTGTTTCTTCTTATCTGTCTTCCAATGTTGTATTCAATCTGTCTCCTCAGGTTGGTAGCCGCCAACTTCGCCAAAAACGAATCACTTGAAAGTAATCCGTTCGAACCCTGTGGGTCAGGGTTCAACATAATTGATATTGTGGAGTAGGAAGAAGAATTAAAGTTAGGGTACGGTTGAGCGTTTGTTGACCTACCGTTGTTTTGTGTAAGGATTTCTAATGAACCAAAGAACTGGGCCGAATCTAATAGTTGGTCCGTGCTCGCATACGCATTGAGTGGTTTCCAAGCTGGGGCAACACCAGGAAACCCTATCTGAGCAGCAGTAAAACCTTCGTCAATAATGTTTGCGTCTTGATATCCATATTCCCCTTCGTTAGAGTGAGTATTGTTTAGAATATTTACATCTCTGACTTGTTTGTATCCCCCATCAGAACCGTATTGGTTTAATGGATATAACAAATTGGCTAAAACGGGCGTATCGATAAGAGTATCATCCGTATCAACGGGTGACAAGTCTCTCTGAATAGTTTCGTAGTTGTAGGGGGGGCTTGGAAACTTTGGAGACTTCTGGTAAGGTTTCAAATTCCTTACAACCAGTTTCTTCCTGAAAACTTCTGAACTTGGAAAATCAAGTGGACTACCCATTTATTGTTTTATTTATAAATAGGTTTAGTTCGTGTTTTTAAGTTTTTTGATTGCCGCGGTTGTTTGTGTTTCTACAATTTTGTAGATGTTGGCTTTCACTTCAGGGTTGTTGAAAATAGTGAACACTTGTTGTTCTGTAAGAGTGTTTGGTGCGTCGACTTTGATGTTGAATTCACCCACAACGTCAACTTTTCCTGTAATAGTTTCAGTACCCATTGAACGAGTTGTTCTTTGGTACTCTTCCCATTGGGGGAATCTTGAATCTTCTTGTTGTCCGATTCTTGTCACCAACATATTATCACGTTGGTTGGTAAGTTCTTGGTATTTGGAAAGGAAGTTCTGATATCTTTCCGCCATATTAAGATTTACAGATTCGGTCTCAATCGCACTCTTCAGAGTTTGCGTAACATCTTCAAACGTGGTTTGTCCTTTCAACAGACTAACAATACTTTGACCAACTTGGTCACCAACATTTTGGAACTGTTTTCTAAATTCTTCCGCAGTTGGAAGTACACCAGGAGTAAATGCCGCACCCGAGATTCTTTCCTCTTCCATTCTACCCCTCTCAATTGCTCTTTGTAAACCTTCCTGTCCAGCAATGGCATAACCCAGTCTCATGGGTAACGCAGCGATATCCCGAGCAATCAATTCATCCGTAGCCAATTGTTTTCTGGCAATATCCTCCATCGTTTCAGGTCTCTCGGCAGCTTGTTTACGAATAAGTTCAAACTGAGATTGAGTAAGTTTATCCAAACTCTCAGTTTGTAATTTACCCCTTTCGTCTCTGAATTGTACTTCGTATCTTCCACCCTCACCCATTTTTGCCATATTGGCAACGAGCATTTTATCTTCCTCACTACCTTGAACATCAAAAGATATTTCACCAAGTCTTCTGTCTAAATCTGCTGCGGCTAAAGCGGTTTTGGAAAATTGTTCGAATGAAATACCCGCAGTGTCAGCTAATTCTTTCATCAAACGGACCCCACCAGGATTAATTCTAAAGTTACCCGTTTTTTCATCGAAGTAGGTGAACTGTTTTGTCATCTCAATCAATGAATCCTGAAGACCTTGGGGGTCATTGATTGATTTATCCATCAAGATAAACGGGTCAACTAAATCTCCAGTAGCAACTCCAAGTCTCTGAAACGCTGCGGCCATTTGTATTGCACCTTCAGGGTTGAGAACTTTATCCGCAAAATTTGCGGTAGTCTGCATGTCGAATCTTAACATCGAAGCCTGTGCCGCCATTTTTGTAAACCCAACAACTCCATCTTGGAAGTTGAATCGATTCATCATGTCCACTTTGTTGAGGACATCACCCATTACTGTCACGGCATTGAGTCCAAGTGATTGGACGTATCCCACAGACTCCTCAACACCCTCACCGATATTGGATAATTCAACACCAATAACACCAAATTGCTCAACCAAATATTCAACATTTTCCCCTAAAAACCTTGAAGTAGCAAATATTTCCTGAAGAGACTCTTGTGATGCCACAACATTTCTCCTAGCCCCTTCACCAATTTTTGCTATGGTGTCACTTACGTCACTTGCCCTACCCCCAAGTCTAACAAAATCCGAAACACTGTCCGAAACCGCAATCGAAAACTCTAAAAATCGTTCTCGTGATTCACCAAAGGACCGATTGATATTGGTGATTCCATCTTGTATCCTTCCAATATTTCCAACCAAATCCGCGGATTCACCAATAAGTTCTTTCAAGTTTCCTAAAAAACCTAAATTTTCATCTGCCATGTTAGACCTTTATTGTATAAATAGGGTTTTAGGATTTTTTTTGATTTTCCTCCACCCACTTATCCAAAAGATATTTTCTTATGAAAACTGGCATAGTAGTAAAATCAGTATATGAAATATGAAAAAATTTAGACAAGTAATAAAACTCATCTATTTGATTTTTTCTATAATCAGAAGAAAGGGCGAAAAAAGTCAACCCCGAAGCCGATGTTCACAGACAGCTTTTCTCCTGACGGGGCAATAATGACTCGGTTCATATCCAACCGAGGTGCGTTTTCATTCATGAAATTTTTTATGAACTTTGAATCCGCTAACGGCATCGATTCAATAAACTTTTGAATTTCAACTTTGTCCTTTATTCCCTCAACTTCAACAATTTCTTTTTGAAGTCTCCAAGTTCTTAACGGTGCAACCCTTCCTTGTGGATAGGTATCTGCCATGTTATTTATTTCAGTAACCTCTCCGAATGTTAAGGGTTTTATTTTGACATTTTTTTCTGACATTGGAAGTTTAACTGTAAAAGTACCATCCTCGTTAGGTTGTGTTCCATTTGTAATGTTAAGTTCATCCAACCTCTCGTTAGCAACAAATTTTTTACCCGTTTTTGGGTCCGTCAAGTTGAGTTCAATGTTAGGTCCAAATGCAGTGTTCCTCAAGAAAATAAGGATTGCTTCGATGTCGGTTTCTAATAAATCTTCAGGTCTAACACCAGGTTCATAGATTTTAGCACGAAGTAAATTGGTTGTCATATCCTTACCACCAGCCATAAGAATGTTTTCATCACTAGCGGTCAAATACCCAACCTTTAGGGAGTTTTTTTTGTTTTTATAAAAAATTCCTTTGGAAGGAAGGGGTACCACATCGTGTGGTAACGTAAATTGTTGTTGTCCGTAATTGATAGTATCTTGGTCCATAAATGAAAAAACCGTAGAGTTTAGCTCTACGGTTAAATATAAAAGTTAATAAAAGTAAATAAATACAATATTAGTAAATCAATACACAACGGTCCATTCTCAAAGTTGCTGAAATTGTTGCCAATCCATCTTGAGAATAGTTAAGTGAGTTGAAGTTAACGTCAGTTAAGAATGTACCATAGAGAATCCATTTTTCTACGACAACACCTGTTGGGTCCAACATCTCGAGGTCGATGTCTTTTTTGTAACCTGCTGCATAACCCATACGACCTGTCACAGATTCAGCGTGTAAACGAACCCACTCCATAAGGGCTTGTGCTGCCGAAGGTCCGATTGGGTCACGGAACACAACTGGAATTGTTTGCCAGTTAAATCTTCCAGCAACAAATGTTGATGTATTCAAAAATTGAATTTCAGTTGGGTTGATTGTAATGTGTGGTCTTGCAGTAGATTCTACAAACCACTCATTGATACCCAAGGATGATGGAAACCTTAAAATAAACCTGTTTTGTCTTTTAGGTTCGTAAGGTATCGGCATTTTCATTAATAAATCCGCCATGGTAATAACTTAGTTTTTTACTTTTATCTTTTATTATAAATATACCCATCGCGAACTTTTTTTTCTTTACTTTTTTTTCGGAGATTTTATTCTACAACTAGTTCCTAGTACTAGTATTCTTTTTTTATCCCTCCTTTAGTTGAATATGTTTTAATTGGTTCTTTGATTGATTTAAAGTAGTTCTTAATCTTTTCTACATTCTTTTCATCATCATCTGAGAATCCAATAGTTGCTTTACCAGGTATAAATTTATTTGCAATTCCTTTTTTAAGAAATGCTTGCTTATGTAAGAGCGCTGCCATAGATTTTACATAATTTACAAAATCTGACATCGCTTTGACCTTCGCCTCCTCGGGAGACACGGCATTGTCTTGGTCACCAAAACTTACGGGGTTATAACGGTTGAGTTCCAAATACGAACGAATTAATTCTTCATCGGTCATATTTTCCTCGTTGACAAAGTCTCGGTATTTTTTGAGGTTTTTGATAAGTTCACTTTTTGAAATACCACCAAACTCTTGATTGATGTAGTTGTAAACCGCCTCTTTAATGGTGTTTGGATTGTGACCTCGTGCAGTAATAATTGCAAAAATAGAACCATTGTTTATTGATTCCTTAAAATCTTTCCACGCAGGACCCAATTCTGCATTCAGAGAGTCAATTAAAAACTGTTCGTCACCATCTACACCAAAAAAGCGAAAAGGATTATCCGCATAATCCACAACAGTTTTACCGTCGTAATCAAAGTCTTCGATTCCGATTTTATCTCTAAAAGTTGCAAAGTCCTCAGTTGACATTTCTACCTCATCTCCCTTATCATTTAACAAAATGATTTTGGTGGGCATGTGTACTAAGTTGTCATCCCAATCAAAAGCATAGTATTTGAGGTCGGGAGTTCCACTTTTAAAGACTTCAGTCGGTTTAGTTTTCATTTTCAATTAGGCAAAAAAAGGGTGGGAAATTGTTTTCCCACCCCAAATATATTAAATATTTTCGAAAGATGCACCAGTTGGTGTAATCAAGAATTCAATATCAATGAATTCGAGAGCCTTCGTTGGTTTGAGGTAAATCTTACCTGTAAGAGTGTTTCTATCCAAATCTTCAGGTGTTGATGCTACCGTAACTCTAAAGTCATACAAACCACGGTCTCTTCTGATTGCGTCCAAGATTGGGTTTACCGAGTCTAAGAATTGCTGTCTTACAATCTCGTCGTTTTGTTCGAACAACAATCTAACTGCGACCGCGGAAATCAACTTTCTTGCTTGTAATAACAATCTTCTTACATTCAAACGGTTGAGTGCCGTATCTCGTACTTGAAGAGTTTTGTTACCCCAAATAACAGTACCCACATCAGAGAACGTAGCAATTGGGTTGATTCTACCTTGATACAAAGTATCCCTGTCTTCTTGAGTTAATTTCAATCTTGCTTTGACTGAGTTTACCAGACCTCTTGTGTAACCCGCGGATGCGAACCAAGGGAAGGAAATGTTATCGGTTAACGCTAAGTTTCTACAAACCTGACCTGTAGGTGGTATGTAAAGTTGAGTGTTATTTACCGTGTCTCTTTCCAAAATCCAAGGGTAGTAAGTTGCGGTATAGGATGAATCAATACCTGTTTGGTCAAGATTATCTACCGCCTCTTGAGGGTAAATAATTTCAAACTGAGAACTACCATCCGCAGTGTACATATTGTAATCAGGACTTGTTACGATATAAACAGAGTCAGACCTTTCATTTTCAATCATACCGATTGCTAATTCACAAAGGTTTGAGTTATTTACGTAATCAATTCCTGGAGTTGCAAAAACATTAATGTTGGTTGATTCAGGATTTGCAAATGACAACTGTCCCAACAGGTAAGCGTAGTAATCGGTGTTAGCAAAATCTTGGGTGTTATCACCTACGACAATACGTTTGAATGTGCCGTCACCAGATGCGTTAGGATATCTTTGGGTCGGTGTTGCGCCTTGAAGGTAACCTGATGCCCCAAGTGCAAATCTGTCTTGGTTAGTTCTGAATTCTCTATAGATGTCCCAACCATCGAATCCTCCTTGGAAAACACAAGTGAATTTTCTTGAGTAAAGGAAGTAATATGGATTGTCTTGTGAGGTTGGTTCGTCATCGAAACTAGCAACACCACATACGAATGCCGGTGTACCACTAGTCACTTGTGAATTTGCAATGGTAATAATAGTTGCTCCTGAATCCATATGGAAACCTTTAGTTTGATAATTCCAAGGTTCTGAATTTGTTGCCAAATCCCAACCAACAACAGGATTTTTCTTTCCTTTGTATTGTAACAAATCACTATCGATTCCGAATTGTGTTGAAATACCTAAGTATGTTCTTCTAACAATGTCACCTGAAGAGGTTACAATGTTACTTCCACCAGCAGTTGTTCCAAATGGTGGGTCAAATACTGTTTCACCTGGGAAGTAGTATTTGTTCTTTATAATTGGGAAAGGTGATGGATTTGTAGCACTTTCGTAAACTCTTTCTTCCAAACCATAAAAACCACAAGGAAGTGCATCTATCGGATATTCATCAGAAAGTTCCACCATAACGTATGCAGAATTCAATGGATACTCACCATCCGAAGAACCAATCTTTTTAGCAACAAAACTATTTGAACTTGGGTCCATAGTACAGTTAGTGAACTTCTCGTAAACAACAGGATTTGCATCCGTATCAAAAAAGTCTCTTACTTGAACATCAAAGGTTAAGTTATTGAATGAAATGTTAGCAATAGAAATTTTGACTTGAGTGTTAGCCGCGTTTCCATCAGAGATTGCAACAAATCTGAATAGTTCATATACAGTGTTACCTCTAAGTTCAGATACAAAGAATGGTGTCTTTGGTGTTTGATATTGTTCTAAATACCATCCGATTGAAGTAGTCGAACTCTTATCCCTTGCTCCGGGAAGTGCAATCAAATCACATTTGACTCCTCTGACATACCCTTTATTGAAACCATAATTAAGCATTCCCAAATAAGATTCCTCAACATAAATTGGAACATCTTGTCTTGGTTTAGAGAAATTAGTGACCCCTAAAACTTTTGTAATGTAATTCGAGTTTGTTGAGTTGAATGATGTATCGAATGAGAATGTTTTTCCTTCGAAGGTTACACCACTTAATTGGAATGTTGCGAAAGGACTTTGTGAAATTCCCGAGTAAGCCCCAGTACATACTAAATTCAAATCTGTCAAACCAGTAACTTGGTATTGAGGTCCATGGTCGTCTGCATCATAGATTGAGATACCACGTGAACGTATTGTTGCAAGAATCAGGTTATTCCACTCTGAATATGCAGTTCCCGAATATGTGTACAAGTTACCTGATAAAGTTCCTGTGAAACTTCCTGTAGCACCAGTTACGAAATTAGTAACACTGTAGTACCAAGAATAACCCGAATAAGAATTAGATGTGGTTACATCGAAAGTCGCGTAGTACCAAGGGTCGTTATCACCATCAGTCAAGTCTGCAAAATCTAAACTCAAATTATCACAACCAAATTCGTTTGATAAAATACCATAAGATGAGTTCAAAGAGTCATAATCGGTAGTCGGAATAGAACCATATACGTTTGCTGTGGTTGCTGACACTGTTGTGTTTGCGGAAATGCTAATCATAAAGTTGAATAAATCCGCATTGTAAGTTGATGTTGAACCATCAATTAACGAGTAAGAAGTACTCAATGAATTAGATAAAATCGCGGGTAAACCAGATGATAAAGTAAGGGTAGTACCCGACGTGTATCCTGTGAAAGTTACTGAGAATGGTACGGTTGCAATTGAAGAATTAATACCAACAGTTTGACCGTCAACGTTAGCCACCGCTTGTAATGACCAAGAAGGCCCTGCATCATAACCCGATAAACCTAAAATACGGGTTACAAAAAGTTGGTTAGATTGTTGAAGATACGCTTTAGCAATATAAGCGGCTTCATATTTTGGAATTTGTGTTCCAATAAATTTTTCAGGTATCGTTCCCCCGAAAAATGTCTGAAACTCATTGAAATTTGTTACGAAGATTGGCTCGAAAGCGGGACCTCTTAAAGTCTCCCCGACCAAACCTAATGTGGTTACACCCACACTTTGAGCAACAAATGATAAGTCAGTTTCCGATGTATAGACTCCGGGAGAAACAAAAACTTTCTGATTTGCTTGTGATGTTACTTGAAAAAACATTTTTTAAATTTTTCTTATTCGGTTTTATTTTATTAGATAAATATTTGATTTAAAACGAAAAAACTTGACTTTTGAATATGTATTATTAAAGGGTATGTTTTTTTTCTACCTTTTTTCTGCCTTGTGAAAAAAAGTCCTAAAACAATCAAAAACCTTAAAATATCCGAAAGTACCCATGAGGTACTAAAAAAACATTGTGAAAAAAATGGTTTGAAGATGTATAAGTTTTTAGAAAAACTTATTTTGGACAATTGTAAAGAAACTAAAGATATCTACGGGGAGTAGTTAAACTAACTTAGATTCAAATAGAATCAAAGCCTCTTCACCAACATTTGTTTTAGTGATATCGACTCTAAAAATGTCACCGGTGTTCAGTTGTATTACAGATACATTCTGTCCGTAATAGTCACCATTAATGTAAACATCATATGTGTTTACATTTGATGATGAGATAAAAGAAAGATTAACTCGATAATCTACTTGGTCATCAACTAAAGAAGTATTACCTGAAGTATAAAAAAGGCGGTACTCGAATTCATCAGGATTAGAAGGAATTGTTTGTGCTCTTAACCCTTTTGGGACTTGTGTATCAACTTCGAAAAGTTGGACTACTCGAGAAATTGCTGGTTTGACTTCAAATTCCTCCTCGTCAATAAGATACCCCAACATGGTGAAATCATAACTTTGGATGTAGTAGTTTCTCCTCTCAACATCAATTACAGATTCATCTGAAATGTTGTTCATAATAATTGGAACATACTGTCCTTTGATGAACGTGTAGGCTTGTCTTGATGAAAAAGTTTGTAAAACATTTTTGTTGAATGTGTTTAACTCTCTCATTCGGTTACAGATAATTTTTACACTGTAATTTATATCCACAGGTACTGGTTGAGGAATAGTATAAACGTCGTACCCTTTTTGATTACCATTCCAAGTGGGGACTGTGGCGTAATAAAATTGTTTTCTAACGGGAATTGTATACTGAGTTGAGGGGTTGGTTCCATACTTTACCTCAGGTTGACGGACTAAGGTAATGAAAGGAAGTTGAACGTTGAAATCATCGTCCTTGAAATTCCAAGTTTCAGTGAATTGAGACCACCTTTGGTTGGTTATGATTTTATCAATAACATTAATATCCTTTCCTGATACGGTCGTTTTTAATTCGTTCTTTACAAACTCAAGCATTCCCCCATCTAAATCGGCATGAAGTACACTCTGAGGAAGGTAAGTTCCATCCTCATTAATAAACTCAAGTAATTGGTGTCTTCTCGCCGACAAAGTTTTGGGAGGAACCAAATCAATATCCATTTTGATTTGTTTCTTGAATATGGGATTTTTAGGAAGTGCCATTAGGTACCAAAGAATTCGTTCTGACTTGTTGGTGTTGCAATAATTGTTCTGTAGAACGGTTTGTAACCACCATAAGTATGTTTATTGTCTGACACGACACGACCATCATCTGAAACGGTGTAGTATCTAACCTTACTTTCAGACTCATAATATCCGAGGTAATCTCCGTATTGAATATCAACCCCCAATTCTTCAAGGTATGCTTGGTAGACAGAGAACCTCATGTTACCAGGTTCGTTTTGTTCCACTCTTGAAGTACCGAGACGTTGAGCTGTTGGACCCAAGATTTGTACGTAACCCTTGAGTTCCACAGGAGCCAAGAACTGAATTCCTCCTTCGGGGGATTCACCGTAAACGTCATCAATACGAGTGCGGTATCTGTCGATACGATATAATACCACAGTAAAGTTCATATCACCCTCGAGCCATTCTTGACCCATGGAGATATCCAAACTGTAGTCCTCACCACCGAAGAACTTTCCTAACCTTGTAATTGGAACTAACTTCTCTGCCATAATGAATATATTGATAAATACCTGTTTTTAAGTTATATTTTAAATAAAAAAAACTATGGAACTTATCTTACCCACCAAGATTACGGTCAAATCAAGTGACATACACGGATTGGGTGTGTTCGCTACCAAGAAAATTAAGAAAGGAGAAATCATCGAGGAATGTCCACTGATGGTTTTACCAATTGAACCTGGTCAGACAAGTGGTTTGTTTATGAATCACCGTTTTGCTTGGCCAAAAGGTATCGGTTGGTACCAACACGTTGTTGCGATGGGTTATGCATCCTACTACAACCATTCCGATACACCAAACGCAGATTGGGAAAACAACATGGAAAATGGTACTTTCTATTTTCGTGCCCTGACTGATATTAAACCAGGTGAGGAAATTTTTGTTTGGTACGGTGATGAAAATTACTGGTCAGACGGGCGTTCGGATATTGAAATTAAATAATGTCGGTTGGAACAACTATAGAATCCAAAGCCATCTCTATTTTAGAGAACTATCAAGGGGCTAACAATTATATTTTGGGATTAAAACTCAAGTTAGAGAAAAATTCCAAATTTTATCCCACGCGTAGTCAGTCTGAATATATTTTAAACAATCACGATAAAAACCCCCTTGTTGCTAAAAAGTGGGTGGTTTTGGATTCTTATTTTGCCAACAAAATTGCCGACGAAAGATTTTTGATGACCATACCCGAAAGGATGTGGATTGAAAAACTTCTCTCTGAGAAGGACAAAGCATATCACATTTGGGGTAAGTTTAACGAGGGGGACCAACTATCTGACATGTGGATTCCCAAAGCGGCAATCATTAAGGACAATAAGGTTGAAATTAAAGAAGTGGATTACTCGAAGTATTCACATCGTCCACCATTGGACCACCAAAAGATTGCCATCGAAGAACTCCTCAAAAACAAAAAGTATATCTTGGCGGATGATATGGGTTTGGGGAAAACAACCTCCACTATAATTGCGTCCTTAGAAACGGGGGCTAAGAAAATCCTAATCATTTGTCCCGCATCTCTGAAAATTAACTGGCAAAGAGAATACCAACTCTACAGTGAAAAAATCAGTTATGTTTGCGAAGGAAAAAATTATTCGGAGGACGCTGAGATTGTCATCATGAACTATGACATTATCAAAAACTTCCACGATTCAAAAGACAGAAAAAACTCAATCATCTTGAACTCAAAGTTTGATTTGGTAATCATCGACGAGGCACACTATATTCAAAACGTTCAGGCACAAAGAACAAAACTAATTAACGACTTGGTTAGAGACATTGAAAGATTGTGGTTACTCACAGGAACCCCTATGACATCTCGACCGATTAATTACTTTAACCTTTTATCCCTTGTGGATTCCCCTGTCGCGAAAAATTGGATGGCGTATGTTGTTAGATATTGTGCGGGATATCAGTTCAAAGTGGGACCAAGAAAAGTTTGGAACGTGATGGGTGCTTCCAATTTAGAGGAACTAAGAGACAGAACCTCGGCTACAGTTCTGAGAAGATTGAAAGAAGATGTTTTGGATTTACCCGACAAAATTATCACTCCTGTTTACCTTAGACTTCGTTCAAAAATGTACGAAGAGGTCATGGGTGATTACTACAATTGGTACGACAAGAACCCCGATGAAAGTAAAAACCTTTCAATTCAATTTACAAAACTAACTCAAGTTCGACAGGTGATTGCGGATGAAAAGACACAACACACAATTGAACTTGCGGAAAACATTGTGGAGCAAGGAAAAAAGGTTATTATCTTCTGCAATTTCACAAAATCACTTGAGGTCATCTGTAATCACTTTGGAAAAAGTGCAGTTCGGTTGGATGGTTCAATGAGTAAAATCCAAAGACAAGATGCTGTCGACCGTTTCCAAGAGGATGAAAAAGTAAAAGTTTTCGTGGGTAACATAAAAGCCGCTGGTGTTGGAATCACCCTCACCGCCGCGGAAGCTGTTATTATGAACGACCTGTCGTTCCTACCCTCAGACCATAGCCAGTCTGAAGACCGTGCGTACAGATACGGACAAAAAAATAATGTTTTGGTCTACTACCCAATTTTTGAAAACACAATCGAGGGTATTATTTACGACATATTAAACAACAAAAAAAGAATTATTGCCACAGTCATGGGTGACACACCCGATGAAACAAATATTGTTGAAGAAATTTTAAACAGTATCAATCAAAGGAGATAATCGGTAAGTTTCTATTATTTATAGAAAAATATTAAGGACAATGCAACATATACAAGAACAAGTAGAGAAAATAGAAAATCAAATTCTCCACGAAAAGAAAAGAGAACAAGCCAAAGAAATTTTAAAAGAAGGAAAAAAAATCGGAATTGAAAAACTACCCTACAGTTACTCAGCGGTAAAGAGGTTTATTGATTCCGAGACAATGGATGTTCACTATAACAAACACTACAAAGGTTACGTAGATAAACTCAACAACCTATTATCCAAAAGAAAGGGTGACCACGATTTGGAAAGAATCGTAAGGAACATATCAAGATATCCTAAGGGAGTAAGGGACAATGCTGGTGGTGCTTTCAACCATGCACTTTTTTGGAACATGTTGTCACCCAAACCACAAAGAGTGGGTAAAAACTTGATGACAAAAATCAAAAAGGACTTCGGAACTTTTGAAAAATTCAAAAAACAATTTGAAGAAGTTGCTAAACAAAGATTCGGCTCAGGTTGGGTATGGTTAGTGTTAACCAACAAAGGGACACTAAAGATTATGTCTACCCCCAACCAAGATAATCCATTAATGAATGTAATTGAAGGCGGCGGATATCCACTTTTAGGCTTAGATTTGTGGGAACATGCATATTACCTCAAATACCGAAACAAAAGAGATGAGTACATCAACAACTTTTGGACTGTTGTCAATTGGGACTTTGTGGAAGATATGTTTTTACTTAAGACTGAGACCAAATTATTAGAATCACAAGAAATGGGTAAATTACTTATGGAGACAAAATCAGAGGCGTGCCCAAGAAACGAAGTGGAAATCTATCGGGAGTTGTTTAACACAAACACCCGAGCAAGAACCCAATACAAAAACACCATCAACGACATTCTCAAGAGATTGTTTCGTGACAAATACCACAACAAAAGAGAAAATGGTGAAATACCTGGGGTATATGATTTAGAAAAACCAGGTCGCAGTGTCATCAACTACTTGAACACAAACTATTCGGTTTTTTGTATTATGGTCCGTGACCTCAACAGAGTTATCACCAAATCTATGGGTGAAAAACCAATTGTTTTTCAAGGTAAAAGTTACGATGACCAAGTTCAAGAGATGAAGAGAATGTGTAATTACATCGAGCAATTCAGTAATAGAATTTTCGACCCCAATTCACAAACCTTTCATTCCATAATGAATACTTTGAAAGAAAAAGATAATATTGGGACTCGTAGAGAACTTACGGCAAAGAACCGAATCATGGAGAGCCTACCGAATTTCAAAGTCTCAGTAACCGCAGGAGCGGGAAAAACCAAAGACGCGGTACAAAAAATCGACATGGAGGTTATCACCGAAAACGGTAAACGTACTGCACAGGTTAAAGGTTACGACGAAATCTTGGAACAAGATGGTCGTTTAATTATGACCAAAACGGGTGAGGTTGCAAAATACAATGTTGATTGGATGGTCTTTGTAAAAGGGAGTAAGGTCGTTGTTTTTGAAAACAAATGTGAAATCGAAAAGGGAAACTACGTTTTTGACAAAAAGAGTCTGATATACGATTTGAGATAATCGCGGTATTTATAGGTATGGCTGTAATACCTGAACCCGAAAGAAGTAGAATCTATACCAGACTTCGTCACCAATTAGGTGCCCCACTTCGAGCAGTAGAACTCGAAGATGAAATGCTTGATTCCTTAATGGAGTTATCCATTCAGGACTATGAGCAATATACTTTAGATTGGTTAATTGAATCAAATTGGGTCAATTTGGTCAATCTCAATATGAAAGAAAAGTCTGTTGCTCGTGCTTTAGTTACAAGAACATTTAACTTAGAGGACCAGTTCACTTATGCATATTCCAAAATCGTTGGACTCCAAACTACAGGACCATACGTAATTAAGAAAGATTATTTTATTTTAAGTGCAGATACACAATCATATGAAATTCCTGCAGGAAGAGAAGTCAACGAGTTGTTATGGTTTTCGAACCAACCATTTCAAAACTTAGCTCTTTGGGGGACAACTGACTATGGTTTCGGTGGTTTGGGTTTGGGTGCTAACCAAGCGGGATACGCTCAAATCGGAACTGCTGGTGGTTATTTTATGATGAGCGGATTTGATTACCTTATTCGTGCACAAGAAGCTAATATTCTCAACCGCATATTAGGGGGTGCTTTGACCTATAAAATAACTGGTCTTCCCGATGGTAAAAAACTAATCACTTTATACAACGCACCTGGTTCGAATTTCTCGTTCAGTAATTATTCACAGTATACCGGTAAAGCGGTTTGGTACTGGTACTATGATACCGATGGAGATAGTAGAGCACAATGTCTGAAAGACAATCCTGATATTATAAAACTCCCTTCCGATGTCCCTATTGAGGAATTAAGTTGGGAAGATTTGAACACTCCCGCACAACAATGGGTTAGGAAGTGGTTCACCGCTTACGCTAAAGAAACTTTATCAAGAGTCAGAGGTAAGTTTTCAGGAAACCTCAAAACACCTGACTCAGAATTACAGATGGATTATCAATCTTTGGCTACCGAGTCAAAAGATGAAAAATCTAAGTTAGAGGAGGAATTGAAATTGAGATTAGAAAGACTTCGTCCTGAAAAACAAATGGAAAAAGAAGCACTTCTTGCTGAGAATTTGAATAAACAAATGAGATTTAGGGCCATGCCACGTCAAATTTACGTAATATAATATGAGTGAAGTTGAAGATAAATTTGGTTTGATGTTTGAATTTTTCTTAAAGAATATAAACAAACCTTTTAGTGAATTCAAAAGACCTCGTGTTATTTTGGATTATGAAAAAACAGGGGGAATTCTTTCGTACGATATTTTCATGGAAATTAATGGTGACGATTACGATGGAATAGAATACGAAACTTTTTTGGATGAAATCAAAGAAGTTGGTGATTTTCTTTATTCTTTTTTCTCAGATTATTCAATTAACAAGTCGGGTAAACTCACGAAAGAAAAAGACTCAACAAGTTTTGTGGGTGTCGTTTTGGAACAATTGAGAACAAGTAATGACCAAGCAGGATTTTCTTCAAGGTGGATGATAAGAGTAGAACCAAAATAAAAAAATATGTCAGTAATTAAAAATACCCCATCGCAAAGAGTAATTAACGGAAAGGTTATTACAACATCAGAAACATCCGTTGTTTCAGAACCATTTTACGAAACACACGGAGAAGCGTGTATTGTAATTAGAGGAGTACCTCAAGCCAAAGTTCGTTTAGATAGTATATCAACGGACCACACCGTCATTAAAGCAATGACCAAAGTCTTGATAATTCCCGATGTGGGAAAAATCGATGAAGATTACGATGAAATCTTAATTGACAAGGGTGCTTGTGTTGAGTTCAGATTCTGTGCCGGTGTTTGGTACATTATCTCTTCTGATGGACTCAAGCAGTCGTAATAGGAATTTCTCCTAAATCTTTGATTTTAATACTTCTAATCCCTGTGGTTCCCTGAGCCAAAGAACTGAACGCTCCCACGCTAGAGAAGTATTCAAAAAGATAGAAAAGAAAATCATTCAGAACTAAATCAGGTCGAGTGATAGTAACACCAATATGTTCAGGTGAAAACTCACGAGTAGGTTTACCGACCATATTTTTAGTTCCTTTACGGATTAACCAAAAATCCGCATCGGGATTGTTGACTTGGAGATTAACTATGTCTTTCAGTTTCATAATGGTAAATATACCGCTCCCAACCCT